CTTGATTCATATAATTTATTCCTATATTTATAAATGGTGATGGAATTGGTTTTCCAGTAGTTGGATGTTTAGATAAAAATCCTAGCTTACTAGTCATATCTTCACACTGTAACCATCTTGCACTACTCATAGCATATCTTTCAATGAGAGGCTTTGGAACATGATTTCCCATACTGAGGCTATCCAACCATTTCCACATTTCTTCATAAATTTCTTTAGCTTGTAATACACTACCATCTTTTTGTGTTGATGATAATACTTCATGTGGTTCAGGCATTTTTACACCTTCAAGATCAGGAATATCTAATACTTCTAGTGTCCTTCCTCCAGGATTTCCATTTAGTGATTTTTCTACAACTGATTTTTTCTTTCGACCTGCACCTATTCTTTTACCACCACGTCCGCCAATATTATTCGATTTAGTCGGCATTTAAAATGTCTCCTTCCCTCATTTTATTTTTTACTAAACTCGCTTATCTCAAGCTTTTCCCTATTACCCTTTTGAATTCGCACTTTTTGTGCATCTTTGCCCACACCCGTTATGTATTCATTTTCTTTTCAGAGATTTTTGATCCCCCTTCCAGAAAATTTTTCAAGAAATTATTTTTGTCTAACTTTTTTTCTCCAGCGACTTCCATCTCTCGCATGAATTTTAGCGTGACAACTTTTACAAAGGGATATTAAATTACTCTTACTATGTGTTCCACCTTTGGATAAAGGTAGCTTATGATGAACCTCTTGTACTTCTCTCATCAATCCATCTGAAAAACATAATTCACAATAAGGATGTTCTCTAACATAACTTGCACGAACTTTTCTCCACGTTGATCCGTATCTTTTCCTTGTTTCAGGATTTCTATCTTGCATCTCATATCTTTTATTTTCTAGTCTTTCATGTTCATCACAAAACTGTTTATCTGTTAACCTTGGACAGTTTGGATATGAGCATGGTCTCTTAGGTTTTCTCGGCATTACTTTCTCCTCTCTTTGCATAATAAAAACCTCATAGATCTCTCTACAAGGTTTATTTTCTATTTTCCACATTTTAATTATATCAGAAAAGTATACTCTCATTCACTATCATTTCCTATCATCTTTTAAAATTTCTTCAATTTTTTTCAACGCCTCGGTTCTTTTTCTATAAACTTGCTGGATACTATACTTCATTTCAACGGCAATTTTCTCCCAAGACAAAAATGATAAATATCGATTTTCTAGAAGTGTACGATACTCTGAGTTTTCAACTTTTTTTATTATTGTCATTATTTCTTTTTTTAAATCTACAAGTACATCAATATCACTATTAATTTCTTCTTGCAGTGTTATGATTTTTAAAATCGTATCCTCCATTTTTGATGTTCCATTATTTTTATTACCTGGCATATCAGTTAAGGTTGCAGTACATTTTGTAGCCAACGCACTCAATGATTCTATTTGACTAAGCTTTGAATTAATCTGCGTATCTAAATGTCTAGCTTGATTTAGATATTCTTCCGTTCTCATACTTTATCCTCCTATTTTTGCCTTTACTGCTCTCATCAATGCTTCTTGGGTTTTATCTTTTCTTTTTAAACTTTTCATAATATCTTCGTCAATAGTATTTTTGGTAATTAAATGATGAATCACTACTGTGTCTTTTTGTCCTTGTCTATAAAGTCTGGCATTAGTTTGTTGATATAATTCAAGAGACCATGTAAGACTAAACCATACTAGTGTGGATCCTCCACTTTGTAAATTCAATCCGTGTCCTGCACTCGCTGGATGTATTAATGCAAGATTAATCATTCCCATATTCCATTGTTTTATATCATCCGCAGTTTTAATCTCTCTTACTTTAAATCGTTTTTCAATTCTTTCTTTATCAGCCTTAAACCAGTAAGCAACAAGTACAGGTTTCCCATTTGCACTCTCAATTATTTCTTCAAGTTTATCTAACTTTTTATTATGAATTTCATAGAATTTTTTATCATCATCATAGATTGAACCGTTAGCTAGTTGAATAAGTTTATTTGAAAGGCTTGCTGCATTTATAGCGTCTATTTCTTTTTCTTGAATAGTCATCACCATTTCCTTTTTAAACTTTTTATATTTCATCTGGTCTTTTTCATCAAGATTTATTTCAAGTTCATTTAGTATTAGCTCTGGCATTTTTAAGTACTCTGTAGATTTCATTGAAATTGTCATATCTGCGAGTCTACGATATATTCTTTCCTCAGCGTTTAGCTGTGGTTTATAAGAAAATATTACCGCACCATTCCTTTTATCTGGTAGAAAGTACTCGTTCCTATAATGGGTTATATAGCGACCAAGCCTTTCTCCTAAATCTAGCACTCTAAACTCTGCCCATAAATCCATTAATCCATTACTACTTGGTGTCCCTGTAAGACCTACCACTCTTTCAAAGTAAGGTCTTATTTTTAATAAACTTTTAAATCGTTTTGAAGTATTTGATTTAAATGAACTGAGCTCATCAATAACTAACATATCAAAGTTAAAGTCTATTCCACTTTTAGTTACTAACCAATCTACATTTTCACGATTAATGATATAAATGTCTGAGTTTTGTTTCAAAGCTTTTAGTCTTTCTTTTTCATCTCCAACTACAATTGAATATCTTAAGAGGTTAAGATGATCCCATTTTTCTATTTCTTCTTTCCACGTTGATTGTGCTACTCTTAACGGGGCTATAATTAATACTTTACTAATTTCAAAACTATCATACATGAGTTCATTTATAGCTGTGAGTGTTGTTATAGTTTTACCTAAACCACAGTCAAGGAACAAAGCAGATACCTTATGTGCTAAAATAAAATCTTTGGCATAATTTTGATAATTATGTGCTACATATCTCATCTAAGATTTCTCCTATCTTCTCTTTTTCATCAAGTGTGTATACTTTAAATCCTAACTGCCTTAATTGTTTCATTCTTAATTCTTGAAGTGATCTTGGTTTCTTACCTTTTTGCTTAACCTCAACGAAACCAACAGTACCATTTTTCATCAATATTATTCTGTCTGGAATTCCTGTCATGCTTTGACTATTAAATTTCAAACACAAACCATCTCTTCTATTAACTTCTTTTACTAAATATTGTTCTATTAGGCTTTCTAGCATATTCTCCTCCAAAAGTGTAAGCCCATGAACCCCATTTACCTATATTATATATATATTATTTTTTTATTATTATAGAAAGGTTATATATATGACTATCATAAGTCGTCATAACGTTGATATAATAAGGTTTTAATAAATTCCATGACAGTCTTCTTCTTAACTTTTTTATTTTTGTAAATTACACTCACTTTATAAAAAGTATTGAAATTGACCGTCATAAACTTACACTACTCTAAAAAATCAGATTTTAATTTTAATCCATAAATAAAAGATCCTTTTGTCATTTTTCTTTTTCTAAATCCTTCACTCAAAAGTGCATTATAAAAGTCTGTAGTACTTCTCGTAAAAGCTCCAGTTCTCATGCAAAAAGCTCGGTACTCGGAGTAAAGCAGCCCACTTTTTTCAGTATAACTGATGTCAATTTCACAGCATTCTTCTAAAAATTCTCCTAGCCAGTTATTGTCCTCTTTATATTTTTCGATAGCATCTTTTACTACTTTTGGCTTTTCTAGCTTAAAGTTAGCTTCGATTACTTCTTTTGATCCAGTGAGTATCCACTCCAAAATTGCACCCCCAGCATTTTCATAAAGGTAATCAGCATAGTTTTTGATATCACCTTTACCTTTAATCTGTGCGTTAAAAGGAATTACAATAAGTCTTCTCCATGTTCCATTATCTATCGCACCTACTTTTGGCAAGTGATTAGTATAAAGAACAAGAGTATGTGAAGGAACATAACTAAATGGTGATTTGAATTTTTTCTCAGCAAAAATTTCATCTGTCGAGCAAAGTTGTTTTACATTTGATGTATTCATTCTCATTCCCTCTTCAAGTTCAGCTGCAATAAGAAGTCGTTTCCCTTTTGCCTCTGCTAGTTCAGGTTTTACATTTCTTCTACATCCCACAGTAAGCATGTCTGCAGATATATTCCCGCTATAACTACCAAGAACCCTCGCTACTACATTCCAAAATGTACTTTTACCATTACTCCCCTCACCATAAGAAATAATTAACGCTTCGACATAAACCTTTCCAACAACAGCTAAACCTACTATTTTTTGAACATATTTTATGAGTTCCTCATCACTTAAAAAGAATGTCCTTAGTGCCTCTTCCCATAATTTCTTGCCTTTAAATGATGGATCAATACTAGTTTGTTTACTTATAAAGTCATTGTAGTCATGCTCTTTTGACAAACCCGTTTTTAGATTATAAGTTTTACTTGGTGTATTTAATAAAAACTCATCCCTATCAAGTGAAGTAGGTTCTATTTGAATTAAAGGACGCACTTCTTTTAATGTAGACCAGATATTTTTACTATCACGTCTTTTAATAGCATACTTCTCATAAGCTAAAACTTGTTCATACTTTTCTACTATTCTTCTTTGGTTATCATCTAAGTTTTCCTTAACTTTCTTCATACCTAAACTTGTTATCATCGGCATAACTCCTGCGTCAGTTAATTGTTTTAGACATAAATTTATTTCATCATGTGCTTCTTTTAATTGTAGTTCAGTTAGATCATGTGCTACAGCCTGTGCGTTTGGTACAGACTCCTCCCAGTAGCTTCCGTTATAAACTAAATAATCGGTTGCTGGAGAGTATTTTATTCTGTCTTGAAACTCTCTAGAAAGAACTATAGCTTGACCTACATCTGAATAATCTGTAGGCTTAAATTTAAATTTCTGATTATAATCTTCAGGCTTAATATACCCTTCTTGACTAGCAATTTTCTTTCCGAACTTAGTTGCACTATACCAGATGGAGTTAAGTTCGCTGTCATCTAAAGGTGGTGTACATTTAGAGGCTTGTTCTAAATACATCGAATAACTTTCATCAGTTGCTCCGTATCGTTTTATAATCTTTCCAGCCAAATGACTCATAGTAGAATTACGACTGCCTTGTTCGATTACTGGTGCATGATCCTTTAATTCTAAAAGCGTAAAAGCATCTGCAACCCCAAGTATTTCATCTAGATTCTTTTCACCTTCAAACCAAATAAATTCATCAGTAATATTTCCAAAAATAAATCTTGAACAATCCAATGCATTTTTATCAAAAAAGTTATATTTCTCATACACTTGTTTCTTAAAAATTTCACACTCATCTGATGTCAAAAATAACCTATGTGGGATATAAACATGATGTCTAGGTCGAGCTACTTTCCCATTCTTTTCTTTATTATCATTTCGACTAGGAACTACAATATGACTCGCTCCTTCAAGCAAATACTCATAATCTTCTGGATAAATCCAATCATTTGGATTATCACTATGTTCATTATCACAATCAAAAACATCACAATCACACTCCAAGAAATTATCTTTATTTCGATAATTATTTTTAAAGTTAGCGCATACGTGATCAAAACGTACTACCTCTTTTAATTGTTCCATATTTTCTATTAAACACTTAATATCATAAATGCAATTCTTAGCGTTACCTTGAAAGTTTGATCTATGAATAGTTAACCTCATATTACTTTACCTCCGTAAAATACTTTATAGTTTTATGATGCTTTTTCGCTACATCAATTTCTACTTTCATACCTTCTGTGATATTGTCACCTAAAACCCAGATTTCACTGCATTTTCCAAGTAGAATGATATCCGCAAACATAGCATTTTTTCTATCTACTTCATTTGAGTCATCCATAAATGAAAATAACACATGAGGTATTATTGGAATATTACCTTCTATATAAGCAAGTCTTCCTAGCTTTATAGCCTTTTTAATATTCGCTTCTATATCTCCTCTGTATGGAGCACAAATATAAACCAAAGGTTTATAAGCGTCTTTCTTTTCTTCTTTGATTTTCCTTTGACTCTTACTCATTGATTTTTTCCTCCTATTAAAATGATGGGAATACTAATTTAATCCCTCATATCATAGGCAATAAAAAAGAGTGAGAATTTAACCTCTCACTCAAATTTTTAATCTTTCATATAAAAATCACACGTATATCCATCTGCAGTAAGTATCAATCCCTTTGCCCAATAAGGTGCTTGACTCATAGTTCCACAAATATCTTCTAATTTTGTATTCTCTGGCGCCTCTATAATTATTTCATCATGAACATGGGCTACAATATTATAATCACTTAAATTTTGTAAAGCATATATTAGTATATCTCTAGAAATAGCTTGTACTATATTCTCTACAAACTTAGGTCCATAACTCTCTATTCTCTCCCATTTTTTAGCTACACCTATACCTTCATAAGTGACTGATTCACATCCAAATTTATTAATTTCAATTTTGGGTTTAATGTATGTTAGTTTTCTTCCACTTGGTAATCTTATTCTAAGTAATCCACTCCTACATTCAAATTCTATTCCGTGTGTTTTAGTCACACCTTTCATAGCTATCGCATCTTTTATAGCTTTATCTACCGTCCACCAAAGTGCTACTATATTCTGATTTGCTTCTCGCCATGATAAAACAAGTGGTTTTAATTCATCTTCTTTAAGTCCCATGTCAAGAGCACCCATTGCAGTTAGTGCTCCTACTGATCCGCCGTAACCACACGCTAACTCTGCTATCTTGCCTTTTTGTCTTAAGTCACCATTTATGCCATGTTTAACAACAGGAACACCAAACATCTGTGAAGCTGACATACAATAAATATCTCCACCTTTTTTAAACAGTTCCTCCCGCCAAGTTTCTCCCGCAAGCCATGCGATTACTCTTGCTTCTATTGATGAAAAATCAGCTACATAAAACTTCATATTTTCTTTTGGAACAAAAGCTGTTCTTATAAGTTGTGAAAGAATATCTGGTACATTATCATATAATAATTCAAGAATATCTCCATCTCTATTTTTTATTATTGATCTAACCTCAAAGAGTTCTTTCATAGTATTTCTTGGTAGATTTTGCAATTGTACATTACGCCCAGAAAATCTCCCGGTCCTATTAGCACCTAAAAATTGAAACATTCCTCTACATCTATT